CATTGTTGCAACAATGTTATTAACAATCAAACTAAAAGAATTGTAATCGGTACTATCATAGATCGGTAGTGGAGGGGAAGCCCCCATTGTATTTAATGCGCGTGAAATATCATTTATACGTTGAGTAACTGAGGACTGATCATAAGATGCACTACGATCAAGTACATTAAGAGTACCACCGCCATCAATAATGGCATTCCCAATATCTGTTAGCACCCCCACACGCGCAGACAAACCTATACTATAGGGAACAGGCGGAACCGTTATAGCAAATGCTGCTATATTGGATCGTGATTTGCGATCAGAAGTGAAAGCGTTTGTCATGCAACTGCAATCGCATTGCTAACCGAAGGAGAACTTGGACCAGCCGCATTCGTCGCTATTACTCGGCATGAAACATTTGTACCACTATCTGCCGCAACCAACGTATAAGTGGAAGCTGTTGCACCCGCAATAGTTGTGCCGTTACGCAACCACTGATAAGCGTAAGACGATGGCGCACCATTCCAGTTCCCCATCGTACATGATAACACGTTACCAACTACACCTGTACCCGTAACATGCGGTGTGTCTATAACAGTTGGCGGCGTCGAAGTTAAATTCTCAAGCGCCACCATCACTTTATTAACCACCGATTGAAAAACGCTATAATCCAACCAATCATAAGTCGGTAGTTGGGGCGATACACCCAAACTATTCGCTCCGACAATGATCCGATTAAGAAACATCACCCAATTCGGATGCGTTTCACCGGCGGAGGGGGCAATGGCGACCACCGTATCCGCCCCACCAATCGCGTTAACTTCACCAGCCAACGCTAATAGCACAGCATTCCGACTGCCGAAGTCAGTATCATACGGTATCGCCATCGAAGTTATCCTTCTTGGGACGCCTTCCCACTGATACCGGGAACTTTCTTCCCGGCATGGCCTTTGCCGAACATATGGCCGTCGCCGCCATCAAGGAACGTGAAGTCCTTCCCTACAGAAAGGTCGCCTTTTCGGTCCTTAGCCCGCGAATTGCCTTCCTCGCCACCGTTGCTCGCCTTCCCCGATACATCGGGAATAGCCGAATGAGCGGTTCCGCGCTCGAACATATGCGTGGTGCCACCCTTTGCAAAGAAGTCAGGACGCTCCGACTTACTTTCTACCTTACCCATTTCAATCTCCTTAGTGGTTCGCGCTACGTACACTTGCACTCACTATTGATAGTCGATACAAGTTTACGTAGTATCGACCGCTAAAACTTAAACTTCAAGACGATTTACCGGCATGACCGGTATCGCGTCCAGTTCGACCTTTAGCGTCACCACCCACAAAGCCGCCTTTTGCAAAGGCTTCACGCTTGGGGCCGCCCTTCTCAACATCGCCTCCACGCTCGTACTTCTTCCTTTCGCTTTTTTCTCCTTCATGCTTTTCAGCATGACCCCCCTTCTTGAAACCCGCAGCCCCACCCATGCCACCGCCTCCACCTAAACCGCCACCACGCGGCTGTCCACCGGGAATGGGACCGGGCATTCCTGCGGGGGCGGCAGGGGAGGGTCTACCGGCCATAGCCGTTGGTGGCATTCGAGGCTTTGCACCCGCTCCACCCATTACACCGGCCCCCGGTCCTCCTATCATTCCTTTCTTGCGCGGCATCGATTTTCTCCATTTTCCTCTCAACTATCGATAGTTGACACGAACTTGCGCAGTATCAACCACGAAAAACTTATCCCGGTCGCACCGGAGTATTTGGGTTAACCAAATTTGTCCGCGGGCCAGCACCCGGCGTAGGTTGCGGCGCCTGATTACCGGGTGCTCCCGTTGGTCCAGCCGCCTGTGGGGGTACAGGTTCAGGACCGGGTGCCGCTGTTGGGGCTACCCCCCCTCCAGCGCTATTCGGTTGATTGGGTGCCATCGCATGACCGGGCATCCCTTGCTGTGCGGCCAGCGCTTGCGCTTGCGCTTGCTGCTTCTTAAGTTGGTCATCGGATGGAACGATATCCTCACCCGGTAGACCTAGCGTCTTTGCGACGCTGCGCAACACTTGTGCCCGACCGTTCGGGCCGATGATCTGCATATCAATCGGGTTTGCTGTCATCTGCAAGAACTCTTGCTGACGCGCCCGCTGTGTCTCGCGTTGGATGGCTACGTTCACACCCAACACCCGTACTTTTTCCTCACCCGAAAGTAAACCAGATTGATCTGTTAATAACACCATATCCATCAAATGATCTAAAATCCCCTGCATCACGTCACGATCAACGTTCGCCGCAACTGTCTGCAAGATTTTGGATGTGTTCTGCATCAACATCGATAAGCCGGACGCTGTACGGCCAAGCCCGCCTTGTGGGGGCGTTCCTGTCATGAAACGTGGAATAGCGGAAGCTTCATCAGCTAAAGTGCTAAACGAAGTATAAACATTCATCAACTCTTGGGCATTCGATGCAGGTTGAAAGAATGCTATCGCTTGCTCTTGATTGTTTCCAAAAGGATCAGCCTTCACATGCCAACGCTTCCACGGATATATATCTTCACCATTCTCACCGTCACTCAAGCGATCATCATTTACAGTGACTTGCGGCCCCGAAGATATCGACAGATTATTAACCAAAGCCCGTAGAGTAGCATTTGACACCGTTTGTATATCTGCCAGAAGATCAGGTAAACCGTTCCCGACCGGTGTTCCGGGGATTTTCTCGAAGCTGGTGACGTAGTATTGGTGTCTTTTACGAGGATTGGGAGCAGGTTGAACTTTAACAATATGACGACCAATGAGCCAAGCATTAACATAATAGTCCCTAAGAGGATCAGGAACAAGCGAAGGGTCCATTCCGATATCAAGTAAGTAACGGCCCTGCGCATAACCTTGAAACTCCAAACAAGCAATCATTCCTGATTGATTAAAACGAGGGTTTTCACGGCTTTCCAATATTGCTCGTTCGCTATCGGTTTGATCCCAGTTATCGACAAGTCCCCCTCGCCCATACTCATCGAGAACTGCCCGTACCTCAGAGACAATATACCCCGGCAAATCAAGCATATCGTTAATTTCGGCGCGTGTAAGACGTGTCCTTTCAATAATGTTTGCATCAGCGATATCGGATACCCCCGGCGTCCAATAAATATCAAATGGTGATACTCGGCTCCAAGTAAGTTTAGGTATATCAACTACGATAGCTCGATTGCCAACCCATCGAACTTCTGTCTTTAACCTAACCGTCGGGCCTTTAATAACTGCATATGGAAAAAGGGGCAAATCAACTAAGAACTCGGCCAATGCTGTATAAAAATTCCCTTCCTCTAATATCTCTTGAAGTTTATCCTCTGCTATTTCTGATTGTTCTTTAGCATTACGTTTGGCCGCTTCGCGAGCTTGCTCCATCAACTCTCGATAGCGATCACGTAACGCCGCAGCATCGGGTAATGGCGGGGGTGGCGGGGGTGGACCGGGAGGCGGTATCCCCATGGCTGCTTGTTGCATACCACCGGGGCCATGAGCAGCAGGATTAGGGGGACCGCTTGTATGTGAAGGGATTGATTGATCAACTTGCTGCGGGCTTTGCCCCATTCTCGCCCCTTGCATATGGGCGGCTGCAACTCCCGCTAAGTGCGCTCTATTCGCATGAACACCTTGCAAATGGGCATCTACAGCTTGCTCGACTTCCTGTTGAATAACCTGATTGATAGCTTGAACAATTTCAGGCGGTACCGGTGGATCAGATGGCGGTTCCAAAGCCCATGGGCGATCAGGACCAATATATACGTCACGAAGAAGGCTGGTAGTGCCGCGACATTTTTGCGCGATAATACGCGCGTAAACGCTCGACCCTCCAAACTTTTTGATTTCTTCAATAATCTCCGGTTCATAGACACCGTTGAAAGCGCGCAAAGCACGCAGAAGTCTGGCACTCCACCCACTGGCTGTGTCGTCCCGGTGGCGGCGCATAAGTATCCACTGGTCGGTAATGAAACCAGCAAGTCCGGTGATTTCAGCAGGAGCGGCAGGTAAAGCGGCTTTCGCTCGCGTTGCATCATTAAGCTGGAACTGTGCCTGAGTATCGTTTCTACCGACTACTCGAAGCGCGGGTAATGCGCTTAATGATACCATCCTTTTGGTCCACCCAACTATCGATAGTTCGCCGCATGTTATGGTGCATTATATTATTTTCAATCTGATCCAAAATTTTTCTTGACAAAGCGTACAGGGTGGAGTACGCTAGGCGAAATTTACATAAAGTATAAGCTGAACCGGGACTATAACATATCTTAATATATTTGTCAAGAGGGTTTAGATACAAAAATGCGTCGGTAAAAGGATCGTCAATGGCACAGTTAAAGTTAGCTCCTACTTTTACACAAATGATTCATAATATTGACGAGTTTCGGCTCCGACAACTCGCTAATGAAATGGCGAAAGATATCGTTGAGCCGGTTGAAACTCTTAAAACATTAGGGATCACACCTGAACAATTTGACGATATTAAAGAAACTCGCGCTTACAGAATGATGTACGCGGAAGCTGTAGCCGAATGGCAAGGCGCAAACAACACTCAAAAGCGTGTTAAGCTTAAAGCGGCAGCGACGGTTGAAGCCATCATGCATGAGTTCTATCATGACATGCGCAACCGCGCGGAGACACTTACTGCGCGCACAGAATTACTCAAGACGCTCGCACGCATAGGCGGACTAGGTAATCCTGAACCAATCCAGCAAAAGAATATGGGACAGTTTTTTAAATTGGAAATTCATATCGATGG